CTGGTGATAAACTGAAAATCATCATAATGAACACACGCACAGTCGGAACAAAGATGGCACTCAAGAACAAAACACTGAAAGCACTTGCAAAGAGAATCAACAGCAAGGGTGACGATAGAATATTCTGGACTGACACATAAATAGTCTATAGAAAAGGAATTCGTTATGTTGAATGTGATATCTTCGTTATTGGTTGCGTGTAGTATTGGTGCAGGACAGGTGAGGATTGATGGTTCGTCTACCGTCTATCCAATCACCGAAGCAGTTGCAGAAGCATATGCAGATGAGAAACCCGATGTTCGGGTGACTGTCGGTATCTCTGGGACTGGTGGTGGATTCAAACGATTCGCCGCAGGGGAAACAGACATCTGTGATGCATCCCGACCAATCAAAAAGAAAGAACACGATGCCTGTAAGGAGAACGGGATTTCTTACTACGAGATTCCTGTTGCATACGATGGACTGACAATTGTTGTCAACAAGGAAAACACTTGGTGCAATGATGTGACAGTAGACGAGTTGAAGAGTGTATTCTTGGCAGGTGGCGTTTCTAAGTGGAGTGAGATTCGTCCAGAGTTTCCAGATGAGAAGATTCGGTTCTACTCGCCTGGGACTGACTCAGGGACGTTTGACTACTTCAAGGAAGTCATCGTTGGGAAGAAGGGTGCAATCCGTAGTGATATGAGTGTGTCTGAGGATGACAATGTTCTTGTGAAGGGTGTTGCAGGTGACAAGTATGCAATCGGATTCTTTGGTTATGCATACTACATTGAGAACAAGGATAAGTTGAAGTCGGTGGGTGTTATGAATCCAAAGACTGGTAAGGTGGTTTTGCCAGATAGGAAAACGATTGAGAGTGGTGAGTATGCGCCATTTAGTCGCCCGTTGTTCATCTATGTCAATGCACGTTCAATGCGGCGTCCTGATGTGAGGGACTTCGTTCGGTTCTACCGAAAGGAATCCCCGAAGTTGTGCGTTGAGGTGGGGTATGTTTCTCTGCCGAAGCAGATGTATTTGACGAAGTTGGTTGTGAAGGAATGAAATCCGTCAATATCAAATTCAACTTTAGCGATGATCAATACGAACAGGTAACAGAAGAGGCTAAGTCCATCAATATGGAACCTGGCGAAATGCTAACAAAGACGATGCAATTTATTGTGAAAGAGATGCTTGACTCTCGTAAGAATATCATATATAATAACGACAACTGAGTTGCCTGCGTAGGGACTCAATGAATACTAGGTCTTGCTTATATAAGGAGAACTACAATGACTGATATGTATTCGCTATCGTTTCCGACGAATCTTGGGATTGGATTTGATGATATGTTTGAGAGGTTTACGAACATCGCAAACACTGCCACCCAAGGAAACTACCCACCCTACAACATCATTGAAGAGAACGAGGATGAGTCAATCGTAGAATTGGCTGTTGCTGGTTTCTCGGAGGATGATCTGGACATTGAGGTGGATGGTAACAAACTCACTATCTCTGGTGCAAAGGATGTGAAGTTGGATGATGCAAAGTATCGTCACAAGGGTATTGCATACCGTAACTTCACCCGCACTTGGGCTCTTGCAGATCACATCGTCGTGAATGGTGCAAGTGTTGCTGATGGTATTCTGCGGATCTATCTTGAGCGGGTTGTTCCTGAAGATATGAAACCAAAGAAGATTGATATCGTGAGCGACAAGAAGATCTTGGTGGACAAGACGAAGGATTCTTGAGGATAAGGTGCCCCACCAGTGGGAAACTGCTGGTGGGGTTTTGGTGTTATAAATAGTATGATGAAACAAACAACAAAAACCAAAGATTACAACAGAGACATTAACGGTACACCCATTAATAGATCAAAAATTTGGGGCAAAAAAAATAAATGCCCCAAACAAGATAGACGAGAATCTAAATTTCAACTTGAAAGGGAAATGTGATGGATTATTATTATGGTAAAGTGATGATTGATGGTGTTTCTGTTCCTGTAATTTTAACAGAGAAAGAGGCAGAGAGAGCATCAAAAAGAGCAATCGTTAGGAGTGATACTATTCCAGAAGATGCTGTTGTTGGTATTTGTTGGGATATCGATTGTTGTAGGCAAACCAAGTGCGGTCTACTAAAACGTATAATGGGTAAATGTTGTGAATGTGGAGAGTGCTAATGGGGGGTGCTGGTAAAGGTGATAAATACCGTCCTGTTGATAGAAAGAAATGGGATGATGGTTGGGAGAAAGCCTTCGGAAAGAAGATAAAGAAGGATTCCAAACCAAAGAAAAATAAATAGAATTTGCGTCTATGTGTTAGTTGGACATATTCAGTTCCTGTAGCATAATTGGACAATGCAACGGTCTTCTAAACCGTAGATTGCAGGTTCGAGTCCTGCCAGGAACGCTATGCACCTGTAACTCAATGGTAGAGTGTTTGCCTTCCAAGCAAAATGTTGACGGTTCGAGTCCGTTCGGGTGCTTTATTATGAAAAAATCAAAAATACAAAAAATCATTGATATTGCAATGCCCATTTCTGTTGGTATTAAACGACCAAAGAAACATGTTTCTGTGATTGTCCGAAAAAATGAGGTAGTTTCTGTTGGAACCAATAATTTTCGCACACACCCAAAGGCGAAAAAACATGGATATAGATTTGATGAAGTACATTCTGAATTAGATGCTTTATTGAGACACAAAGGACCAAAAGATAATTTGACTCTTTTCAATTTTCGCTACAATCGTTTTGGTGATATGAGAATGAGCAAACCGTGCTGTTTGTGTTTACCGTGGTGTGAGGTATTATTTGATGATATCTACTACACCACAAATGATGAAATTGTCAAACTAGATCATTTTATTCCAGAAGCGAATATAAGAAACAACAGAACCATACCGTTCTTTCATTAGTTTCTTATATTCGCTTTGGTCATTCTCACCAACCCAAGAATCAAACCATCCCACATCCCATTTGGAATCTGGTGTCCATTCGTAGATGTCTGCGTGAACCAATCTGAAATTTTCATCTTTCGGACAGTGTTCCCAAACTAGGTCTATCACTTCTTGGTATTTTTCTATAATGGTAACAGAATTTACATTGGGATTGTCGATGAGTGATTGGTGTATCATTCCAAGACCAAGACCAGCAACAAGAATATCACCATATGCATCGTCTAGGAACTCTTCGTGTTCACGATACTCTCTTGTTGTGTCTTGCATTATATTGTGATGTGGATTAAAAAGAACCGTATAAGTATCTAACGGTTCGTCACTGCCACAATAGTGGTCTGTTTTAATTTTTTCAATTCTAAAATCTCCTGAAGAACCTTCAGGAATGTTCACTTTTATTCTTGTCACGAAATGATTACCTTACCATCTCCACCACCACTGTGGTTCTGTGACACGTGGTCCGTAGAACCATCTCCACCCGCACCCGCAGAATCGCCTAATGCCGCTCCACCATTTTCTGATGAATTGTCGTTACCAGATGTGTTGGTGTCACCATTTGTTGCAGTACCACCTTCACCACACCATGGACAACTACCACCTGCATCAACACCACCCCCACCACCACCAGCAGTATAGGTTGTTCCATCATATGTTAGTGTTGTATCGTCACCATTGCTTCCGTGCGAACCTGCACTTATTGCTCCACCTGCACCAACATCAAATGTTAGTGTTGTTCCTTTTGGAATGTCTCTTAGTGTTACTACGCACTTTGCACCACCACCTGCACCTTCACCATTTGTTGAACCGCTACGACCACCTACTGCTCTACCACCACCACCACCACCACCATACATTGTTATAGTGAGAGTGTCTACACCACTTGGTATGTTGTATGTTTGCTCTCCAGTAGAAGATATTGTTGTTCCTGATTTTCCTGTATCACTAAGAGTTTTATCAATATCAGAATACAGATCAGGACGGCGATATGCCCTTCTAATTTTCTTCATGTGCATAGGAGGGCGTTGTCCGCCCCTTTCAGGATTACTTCGCCAAAATACTCTCTTTAGACTCAACTTGCAACATATCCTGCTGTAAACCCATTTCCTTTAATCCACACATTAGATAACTGACGAACTTCAAGGAATATTTCTTCCCGATTGGTGAGTTGGAATCCAGTACCGGCACTCAAACCAGTTGTTGTAACGTACATATTACCATTATCATAATTTTTAATTCTTACGCCATTTTCAAGTGTTGCGCCCGTAGCATCTAATTGTGACCAACTTGATGTTCCTAATGTTTCACCAATTGCAACAGGGTCAAATATCTGAACTGTTCGGATATCGGTAAAATTTGGTCGGCGGGGAAGGTGGGGGTATGTTCCTTCTGTTTGATATTCTGATGACATTAATAATATTCCTTGTGTTTGATTACACCATATATATAAATACCTATATACTAAGAATGGAAAATTATAAAATGAAACGATTTCTACAGTACATTCCAGAATCAAAAAATACCCACATGGAACACATTGAAGATTCTATATGGAATGAAGGTTCTTCTGGTATAGATACTGCCACTACGTTCTTGTCGTCTGTGGTTGATATGCTTTCTGGTAGTACTACAACTAAAATTAATGTAACGGTTAAATGGGACGGGGCCCCGGCGGTGTTTGCAGGTATTCATCCTGAAACGGGAAATTTTTTCGTTGCAACGAAAAGCCTATTCAATGTTACACCAAAAGTAAATTACACACCTTCTGATGTTGACAAAAATCACTCCGGGGAACTAGCAAAGAAACTAAAAGTAGCATTGAAGTATCTTTCTAAACTGGGAATTAGGGGGATACTTCAAGGTGACATTATGTTCACCGACGATACCTATCTTCAAAAAATAGATGGAGATAAGTATCGTGTTTTCAAACCTAACACGATTACTTATGCAGTCCCAGTCGGTTCTGATGCCGAGCAGGAAATCAAGCAAGCGAAGATTGGAGTAGTATGGCATACCAAATACACAGGAAAGACAATTAAAGATCTAAAAGCGTCTTTCAACCCGCAAGTAGGAAATCTTGCAAAGACAAGGGATGTCTGGTCCAAAGACGCAGATTTTAGAGATACGTCAGGAACATCAACATTCACAAAGGCAGAAACAGAAACAATATACAAGTTGCTTGGTAATATCAAGAAAAACTCTGGTTCACTCAGTACATTCATTGACGAACTTCGAGCAAATTCTAGTATCATCAAAGAACTAAAAATCTATGGAAATGCTCTAATTCGCCAGGGAGGCAGCAAGAGTGCTTCTGCGGCAGATTTGATAAATTATATCGATTCAAAAATGCAGAAGGCCATAGACTTGCTAACGTCGGAAGCAGGTAAGCAGCGAAAAATGGCTGTCAAGAAAGAACTACTTGGATACCTAAACAAGAATCATACCAAGATAGATGCGGTTTTCGCTTTACATGCTGACATAGCAAGGGCAAAAATATTCATTGTTCGTAAATTAGAACAAGTAAAACAAATTGGAACATTTATCCAAACTGAAGATGGATTTAAAGTAACAGCACCAGAAGGTTTTGTCGCAGTAGATCGTATGAGCAACAAAGCACTCAAACTGGTTGATAGATTAGAATTTAGTAAAGCAAATTTCAATGTCCCCAAAAATTGGACAAAATAAAAAAGGAGAGTATCATGTTAACACTAGCATTTTTAGGAACAGTATGGTGGTCAGCATTAATGTTTGTAGCGGGCGCTCTTGTTGGTATGCCCCTATGGAACTGGGCTAAGACAAAGATGCCTTGGAACAAATGAAAAAAATTTCTGACTATCTGAACGAGGGTAAAGAGAAGGTTATCGTTGTAACCTTCGGTCGCTTTCAACCGCCTACAATTGGTCATCAAAAACTAATTGATAAGGTAAAATTTATTGCTCGTTCAGAAAGAGCAGAATATAGAATATATCCAAGTCGTTCATATGACAAAAAGAAAAACCCTCTTTCTGCATCATATAAAATCAGATTGATGAAAAAGATGTTCAAAGGAACAAAAATTGTTGACGACTCGTCAATCATCAATCCGTTTTATATGATGAAACAATTGTCCGACGAAGGTTATAAAAAAGTCATTTTGGTGGTTGGTGGCGATAGAGTAAAGGAACTAGATTCGCAGATTCGACCTTACATAAATCACCCCGATGACAAAAAAGCCTATTATTTTGATTCGTTTGAGGTGAGGAGTGCGGGAGAAAGAGATCCAGACGCAACAGGAATTGTTGGGATGTCCGCATCAAAAATGAGAGCCGCTGCTACTGAAAACGATTTTGACACATTTTTATTAGGCATCCCCAACCAAGACAAAAAGGTTGCAACAGATCTTTTTAATAAATTGAGGAAATCTATGGGTATTAGAGAATCGCTCAATGAAGAAAAGAAAAAGAAATCACCAACTGTAATCGTAGTCACAAAATCATCGCAATCGAATGAGATGTCTGATACTGTAAAGCGTTTGGAGAAAGTATGTAAGAAAAAAGGAATTTCTTTTTACCCAGTACACACAAACCACGCTTTTGTTGTAGACAAAGACATGGATGACAACAAAATTACTATCCACAATTACAATGGGACAAAAAAGAATATCAATTTAACTATCGATAATACTGTTTGTTTGGTACGCGGCGGTGCTTTGTTGGATAATGCGGGTTTGGGAATGATAAAAACATTTGAAGAAATTGGAATGTTTATCGTAAACAGTCTAGACTCAATGAAGTTTTGTCAGAATAAAATGAGTACTGCATTGGCACTAGAACAGAATAAAATTCCATCACCCAAGACAGCATTTGTTAATAACGAGGACTCTATTGACATTGCATTAGAAAAAATTGGTGGGAAGTTCCCGGTAATCATTAAAACCATTACTGGTGCAGAAGGTATTGGTGTGTCCAAGATCGAATCGTATGAATCTTTAAAATCTGTACTCCAGTCTTTATGGAAACATAACGCAGAAATCATCATTCAAGAGTATATGAAAATCACACACGACGTTCGTACATTGGTTCTTGATGGGGAAATTGTTGCTTGTGTAAAAAGAATTAAAGGTGGGAAAGATTTCAGAACAAATAAAGCCTTGGGTAACGATACCGCCCCGTATAAACCCAGCAAAGAAGAAAAAGATCTGGTGATGAAAGCCTATAAAATGTCTGGTTGTTACTTTGCAGGCGTTGATCACATCACAAACAAAGGTAAGCACTATATCTTAGAGGTGAACGGTTCGCCCGGTTCAGGCGCAGAACCATATATGGGTTATTTTCCGGGTAAAATTCACAAAGATGTTAGTGGCGAAGAACTAATCAATCATGTTGTTGATCATATCATAGACAAAGATAATTGGAAATTTTCTGCCAAAGAAATTGGTTATGTTGAATGGATAAACGTCGATGGTGTGGGTAAGGTAAAGGCGAAAATCGATACCGGAAATGGATCAGTAAACTCGATTCATGCGGATGATGTGGTGGTAAAAGGAAATGATGTTTCGTTTAAGATTATGGGGAAATCATATACCAAGAAAATTGAATCTAAAAAGAGAATCAATATCGGATCAGATGAATTAGAAAGTCGGTATGTTGTGCTTTTTGATATTATTTTCGGTAAAAAGACATTCAAGAATGTTCCATTTACACTTAGTGACAGAGACAGAAATACTTATTTGGTACTTGTTGGTAAGAGATTTTTAGAGACAACAAATTATAGTGTGAATGTACATAAAACATTCACTTTACCTGAAGAACACCTAAATGCGGCAGATATCAATTTTGAGTTTGCTGTGTTGTGGGATTGAGCCAATTATACATATTATGGAGGTATAACAATGAGCAACCCATTTACAAACAGAAAAGATAATGTCACTAATGACATTGCTAATATTCTCAACAAGCATAGGTCTGATAGGGCAGATCGTGTTCCCGACTCTCTTCGAGCAGCCGCAGAGGCTGCTGGTTCTGAGGTACGACGTGCAGGATGTGTTCCCGTCGAAACGAAGAACAAGATATATAACGACCATTTTACTAGAGCGACAGGAAACGCACCATCACATTCTACCGCACGAAAAGACTTTGAGAATATTGCAGACAACACACTGAATCAATCAGAATAGATCCCATCTATATAATGGAATTTGATCCCTTGAACGATGATACTTATGTAATGTATGCGATGAAGCATTATAATAATCCACAATGCACAAGCATTGACGAATTTAATGATGATCTAAATCGAATGAAATACTTAAAGAGACTTTTCAAAAAGTATGACAACAGTGGAGTATTAAAAGATAGATTGATATTGAACCACATCATCATATTTTATAATGTTTTTGGTATTGATGCAGGTACACGCCTATTGTTTTATAGGATCGAAAGGGAGTTTCATTCGGTAATGAAGACGTTCTTAGTTTATCTGAATTTCTTACCAGAAGGTGATATAATGGAAGTCGATTTGGTTTCAATTCCACTCAACAGAGAAGTAACAGAAATACTACGAGGTATATGAAATGGGCATAGGGTTAGTAGATACATATCTGGCTTACAAGTTTATTAAAATGCTTGCTACTCCTTGGAAAAAAATGGATGCTTATAAATTAGGCATTATTGATGGGAAAGGCAAGCGTATTCGTACCGATGAAGCGGACGAAGCCGTTCGCAAGGCAGGATCCAAATATACCAACATCCACAGGGTAATCTTTAACATCAAAAGGCTTATCAGTTTGGTTCCGGGTGGTAAATCGAGACTTGGGGGTGCTGCCGCTGCTATTTGGCTTTTGAAGGAAGAAGCAAAGAAACAGGGTGTCACGAATGATAGGTTAGTAGAAGACTTGATGATAGATTATCTTCGAGATTATGGATATATTGAGGAAGAAGAAATGAACGAATCATTTAGTAAGTTGGATTTAACCATCCCTGCTGGTAATTACATTATTCATGGAAAGTCAATAAACATCAAAGAAGACCTTGATTCGTTTGATATGGTTTGTAGTATTCCTTTGTTTAAATCAAATGGGGTGGTTTTCTCTAGAGACAACGTCGGAGAGTTCATCAAAAAATGAAAAAATTCAAACAACTAAGAGAAGAACAGGGTGCTGGCGAATGGGGAACAGATGAACTTGATGATACTTATCGAGAAGAAACACCCGGACAAGACATAGAAGAAGATGCCCCAGTAAACAATATTGGCAGTGGAAACATCAAGGGCGCTGGTCCACTTCCAGACTTGCCGCCAGGCAAACGCAAAAGAAAAAAATTTGCAGGGTGCGAGGTATTTGAATTAAATAGTGATGAGTATCATAGTTGTTTACACGGCAGGAAAAAATTTGAGAGATGGTCCAGAAAACTCGATATGAGTCAGATGGAAAATCAAGAAATTCGTTCATATGCACATAAAAATCCAGGCAAAGGAATTATAGTACAGGATGCTACTACAGGAATAATGAGTTACTTGATACACGGAGATTAAAATGAAGCGAATGCTTATGATATCCGCATTAATTTACCAATGGAGGTGATGAATGAGAAAGGCATTGATACTATGCTTGTGTCTACTCGGATGCAGTTCCGGGAAGATTCCGTCCGGGATGTCGGGGGTGGACGCCTCTGCACTGGTCGGGAATGCAGCAAGAGAAGAGATAGAACAGACAACGGAAATCTCAGAGGCAACCGGATCAATTGCGGGGCATCTGGGAGTGATCGATGGGGAAGCAAACGGGATTCTAAACGACATAGCGATAGCAGACCCAGCACCAGATCCGCTGATCGGTGGGATCGGGAACAGGGCAGAGAAGATCATCGAGGAGGTCCACGATTCGGAACTAGAGATGGTTCGGGTGGACGAAGCCTTGGAAGATCTGAGGCAAGCAAACGATTCGCTCAGCGGTGCAATCGGAATGATCGAGGGTCTAGAAGCAGAGATAGCGGAGTATCAGATATCCGACAGAGAACTGCGGAAGGACGCAATCGAAAACCTGTATGCGTACATAACCATCTTCTTCGCAGTAGGCTTTGTAATGCTAGTTGGCGGCGCGTTTCTTGCTCTGTTTGTGAATGGCAGGGCAGGAGCAACCGTGCTGGGGATAGGAATCCTCACAATCGGGTTCGCAGCAGCAAGTCAGTTTTATCTAGAGGAAATTGCAACCATAGGTCTGATCGTGTTCATAATCGGGTTCTTGGCAACGGCAGGAATCATCACATCGATGCTACTGAGCAGCAAGAAAACCGAAAAGGCAATGGAAGAAATCATCGAACTCATCGAAGAGATGAAGGTATATCTAACACCAGAGGAACGAGAGAAGATCTTCGGTCCAAACGGGGTCGCCAGCGAAATGACCACGGACCTAACTAAAGAGGTGATCGCAAAGATCAAGATCAAAAAGAAACTTCAAAAACCACACGTTCTATTAGAACCGAAAAAACAAGATTCTGGGTTGAATTGAGAGCAAAGAAGAAGGTCGCTAAAGCGACTGGCGATAAACTTCTTGCTTCTGCTACTAAGGTTATCGATAAGAGCAGATATGTAGATAACTGGGAACAAATTGGGGACACAAGTCAACATCCAGTATATCCAACAATCCTTGTTCGTTTTGGTGATAAGGATGCGGGAGAAGAATTCATCTTCCAATGGAAGAAGACAACCATCTCTAAGAAAATGCAAATGAGAGCATCTGATGATGTTCAGCAAAAAATTGATGGGGGGCGGGGTGGAGGCACAGAACGACCACTTCCAATACACTCAGTAGAGAGATGATAATATAACCCCCATTTACTACTAAAAAAAGAATGGCTGAAAAATTCAAATTTCAGCCATTTCTTTTATACATAAAGTGTATGCGATCGACAATCAAATATGCTTTAGCATCTGTAGTATGGTTTTTAAGTTTGGGTTGCCAACCCACTCCAAACACATTTACCCCTCCACCATTCCAACCCGATCTAGTTGTTGATAGCGGCGAACTCGAAATCAATTTAGATCGTTGGTTTCTACCAATTAAAAACAGTAATGATTCATATCCTTCAGTGTGCAGTCTGCACCTGTTTGATGGATCGTTGATTGGTTCTGGTATTCTCATCCGTCCAGACGTTGTTCTAACGGCAGGACATTGTATTGACGAGGACAACATCTACTCCATAACAATAGGTGAAGAAGAAATAATGGTGAAGGATATGGTCATACACCCCTATTACAGCAACAGTTTTGGGCGGGTGAGAAATGATGTTGGACTCATTTTCCTCGAATGTGCATCATCATACGAACCAGCAACAATAGGATGCGTAGATTGGATGGAACGGTATCAAGACATTACCACCGTAGGACATTCCCACGGATATAAAAAGTCCAGTCGCGCAGGTGTGTTCCGATACTTTGGAACAATGATGTCCGAACCTAAGTCTATGAAGTTCATACCACGCCCAATTCCAATTTGGTTTGGTGACTCCGGTGGTGGTGTGTTTACAATGTTTCAAGGACGAATTTATGTTGTTGGAATTATTAGTTATTTCCGTGTGGTAAATGGATTTGAAAATGAAATGGTCATCTCTGAATGTTCCGCAGTCATTATTGCAAAGCATTTAGAGTGGATCAACAAGGAGATTGAAAATGAAAGATTGGTTAAACAGTAGGATTGCAGTATTGACTACTCCGTTGGGCGCAGGAATTAGTGGTGGTTCTCTTTTATTTGGAATTTTGTTAGCAAGAATGATAGGTTGATGTGGGAAAAGGGAATAGAACTATTACTCATTATCATCTTAGTGTTTGTCATCAACAACCCTGATGATAAATAGTGTATGTATGGACACTGGGACAATTTGCCTGACGATTTTGATCCAAACCATTGGTTTGGGTTTGTTTATTGTATCACTCATACCAAAACACAAAAAAAGTATATTGGGAAGAAACAAATACATTCATACCGTCGAAAAAAAGTAAGGGGCAGAAAGAATCGTAAAAAAGTTATTACTGAATCAAAATGGCGTGAATATACCGGATCATCAGACGATCTAAACAGAGATATTGAAAATTTTGGGAAAGATCAATTCTCTTTTGAGGTTTTGCGATTGTGTAAAACCAAAGGTGAACTCACTTACTCGGAAGTAGAGTACCAAATTAAACTTGATGTGCTTACTTCTGAACTAAATGGAGAAAAAGAATACTACAACGAAAACATAATGAGTCGTTGGTTTTCTTCCTCTTCTTGGTTTTCCCAAGATTCTTGAAGCCATTTTTGATTTTGATATTACTATCTCTGTCATCGGAATTGCATCCTGCTGTCGTTATATTGACAACAGAAGATAGTGATATCGTGGATGCCTACTTCATTTGTAAGAAACTGTTTTGTGACCTGAACGGTCTGGTGTGATCACATAATACGGTTATTGTCCATAAAGTTTATCAGTTTATCAGACTTGAATCGATCGCCAAACATAACACCGAGTTCGTTCCTGCCGATTTTTTGTGCTGTCCTGATATCGTCCTTCTTCAAAGCATCATAAAGTCGTTGAAGAGTTTCCTTTTCTTGTTTATGTTCCCATCCTTCAATTTCCTTGGCTAGGAGACTGAGAATTTCATCTTTGTCAAATGCTGCGCGATATACCGCGCGGTACGCTACTTCGTTGAGAATTGTTTCGGGAAGATTCCGAATTTTTGATTCCCAGATTCGGCTTTGTAAACTCATTTGTTGTTATTCCTTTCGGTTGATAACAGACTCAAAGTGAGCAAGTTCTGCTTCGGTGAATGTTTCGTTTTTCTTATTCTTGATTTCGTCGTTGAAATCTTCAATAGCCATTTCTAATTCGCTGGCACCATATACACCAGTTTCACCATCCTCAAATTCTACTTCATACACCTCACCTGTTGCGTTTTCGCCTGCTTTCTTGGTGACTACGCCTTTCTTAGTTGACACGAATACTGTCTTGTCTGTGAGATGAGATTCTTCGAGAGGATCAACCGAATCGCCCTTTTCAGGTAAATTTTGGATACGGCTATTATAAATTTGATTCTGTAGCATAATAGATTCCTTTCTACTATGTATAAAAAACAAAAAACACCCCCAAGGATTCCTCCAAGGGGGTGCGAAGTGTCGGGAAGTCTCTCAACGAGTCAACCCATTTCTATCAGAACTTGAACTGCAACTGACTGCGGACGAGGTATTCACCAT